CCATCATACATAACTACTTATTAAGCGTAAACTAGAGTTGCAGCTGTAGAAGTTACAGTTGTGTAGCCAGTTGCGCTAACTTGACAACGGAACTGATAGTTGTTGTAAGTTGCTTTAGCAGCAGAAGTTAGAGTCAATGTAGCAGTTGTGTTACCTGAGTAGACACCACCTGATGCGTTAGCCCAAGTAGATCCGCTATTAGTAGAAACTTGCCAGTTGTAAGATAGAGACGCTGTTGGAGATGCAGTTGCGGCAACAGTGAATGTACCAGTGTAAGTAGCTGCAGCACCAGAAACGCTGGCAGGGTTAGTACCGATAGTAATAGTACCATCTGGTAGAGTTGTATCATCAGCTTGGTCGCCAGTGATAGAATTGTTAGCAACTAGAACTTCAGATTTGTTGCGAGTGTTGCCCTGAGCATCAGTATAAGTGTGATAGCGAACCCAACCAGCATGAGCAATACCCTTTGCTTTCGCTTCAGTTTGAGCTTCTTCAGTAGAGTCAACACCGAAAATCTTGCTTGAGTTACCCATGATAGAGATGCTATCAGTAGATCCGTGAGCAACATATGTTGGCTTCTCAGATAAAGTATATGATTGAGCAGAACAAGTAGTAACAGATCCGTTACCGTTGTTAGTACCCATAATTACTTTAGCAACAGTATTGCTAGTAATAGATACGATTTGATATTCTACGCTATTTGCTTTGATAGTATTACCGATTGCAGCTTCTGTAGTGAACAGAGTGCTAGAACCAGTAACTACGCCTGCAGCATCGATGCTAACTGTACCAGTAGCAGACTTGCTGTCTTTGTTTCCCCATAGTGCCATTTTGATTCTCCTTGAATTTGGACTTGTTTATTTATAAGTTGCGCCAGCTGACTTCAGCTTTGACATAGTTGCACGTGGCTTATAAGAACCAGTGCGTTGACCTGTTTTACGACCAGCTGATTTCTTTTCTTTTTTCTTTAAATCAGCAGCTGTTTCATCAGCACCTTCTGGATCAACGTAAGATGTTCCGTAAGTAGCTTTCTTAGTATGACGATAAACTCCGTTTTCATCAGAGTTATATTCAGCTAATTGCTCAGTTTCTTCTTTACGAAGCATTTCAAAATCTTGTTTATCAAGTTCACCATTATGATTCTTGTCTAATTTCTTTTGTTTACCAATTAGTTTTTCATCTAATGTTTGTAAAAACTCTTTATATGATTTCATAGTTTCCTCTTTTTTAATTTTTTTGGTAGTTGCCCAACCCTCTTCAGTGTCAGATTCAACACCATTAGGATGTAATTTAACGACTGCAGTTTTAAGTGTAATCTTTTGTGGTTTTCCAACTGGAGCAGTTTCTTCGTGCATCTCAGGTTTATAATATTTCTTAAACTTTTTAAAGTCTTTCTTAATATATTCATGATCATGCTCACGACCAGCCAAGTGGCGACCATGAGTTGAATCTAGGTAATGCTTAACTGTCTTATCATCACCATCAGTTAAATTCTTAACATGAGCATGAGTTTCTTTATACTTCTCGTCTGGACTTGCGCATGCGCCATGGTAACCATTACCTGGATTACCAGTCATTGCTTCATTACGCAGAGCACGACCGATAGCAACATTATGATCTCTAGCAGTTTTGTGTTTTGGATCAGCATCAGGTACTGGATTATTTAATTTGAATTTTGCGCCACGAGAAGCATCCATAGTTTTACGCATAAGAGCATTTGCTTTATTACGCTCATCAAGAGTTTCTTCATTCATCTCGGATTCAGAGTACAAATAGTCAGCTGCAGTTTGAATATAATCAGTGGCAAGAGTAATCTTAGATTGAACCCACTCTGGCAAATCAGTATCTGGCTTTAGACAATCTTCAATCATTTCAGCGCAGCGAACTAATGTCTTTAACTGATTCATTGCCATCTCACCTTCATAGCCATACTCATGTTTATCTTTGGCTTCTTTGACTGGTTGTGACATGGTCATTTGTTTATCGTTTTCTCCATCAAAGAACTTAAATCCTTTAATTACTTTACCCTTTGTAGTATCTTTTGTAGTTGATGCTGTTGGAGCAGAAGTAGAAGTATTCATAGCGTCACCACCACCAAGATTACCTTGAAGAGTGCCTTCTTTTAATTTTGCTTTAGCTGCCATGTAAGCACCAATAGCCATCTTGCGACGTTCTTCTTTAGATTTATTATTAAACTTTGGATTAGTAGATTTAACAAAATCATTAATGTATGCACCTGCACCCATACCTGGATTTAGATCTTCTTCAACTTGAGTCATTGCTTGTTTTTCTTTTTTATCTAAACCAAGTTCAGTATCTTTATTTGGACCATTTAACTTAGTCATCTGATCTTTGAAACGCTTTAATTGTTTAGAGCGATCATCTTGTTGTTCTTTAGTTTCTTCTTTCATGTGCTTAAAGTACTCCACTTGTTTTAGACGTTTCTTTGCACCAGCAAGAGTTGGTGATTTACCTAGATTTTTATTACCATGCTCGCTCTCAACTTCATAACCACCAGCTACTTTTTCGATATGTTCTTTAAGATTCATACCTTTACGAACATCATTATACATAGCATCTTTATGCTCTGGTTTCATTTTAGATGGAGCACCAGCATGGAATGCTTCTTTATTACCAGAAGCAGCATGTTCACGCATTTTACTTGCAGAGATACCAGTTGTTCCTTCTGAATCAGGATCACGTTCACCAGAAGAATGAACAGTAATCTTTTTAAAATTATAATGACCATGAGCAGAATCTTTACCATTATACTTATGTAATAGATTATGCATTTCTTCATGGCGATCAGAACCTGCAACTACGTGTAAATGAGTTGCGCCAGCAGCATGGGCATCAGCTGCATGGTGTAGAATAGTAGGTTTATCTTTACTCGCTGCAGAAACATTAGTCCCAGCAAATGCATTCTTAGCATGTTGAACTTTTTGTTCAGCAGATAAAGGATTCTTCTTAGCGTCTTGGCTATGAGAAACTACAAGACTATGGCTTGCTCCATGTTCTTTGGCAACTGAATGTAGTTTATTAACTACTGCTTCATGACCAGAAGTGATTGGATTCATGCGACCAAATGCTAATACATGGTGTTTCTCAGATCCATGTCCCAATTCGTTTTTATCTTCTTTCATACAGCTATCCTCTGCGCAGGGTTTTGTTCCAGGTTTACGTTTATAACCTGTCCAACAATTACATTTTTCTTTTAATTCGTTATAGGTAATCATACTAGCAATTCCATTTTCTTAGAGCAAGTGCTTTACGAGTTGGTTCGCCATTAGGTTTTTTCATTGGACCTTCAACGCCACTCATACGTGCGCAGAAAGATTTACGACGATTTGCTGCTTTACTCCCAGCCTTCAACTTAGATGGTGGGGTTGTAACAGGTGCTTTTAAATGACCACCTTGAGCATTATAGTGATCGCGACCCTTTTGAGTTAAACCACCTGTAGATGATTTATATCCTTTAGCGTCAACTGCTGCTTCATTGGTTTGAGATGCCTTTAATGCATCTTCAGTTGGAGCACCTTTGCTTCCAGGTTTACGCATATGTTCGCCAGAACCATTTTTGATTCTTTCTTGTTTAGCGTGGATGTTATCCCACAATCCACGCTTGGCTTCTTCTAAGTATTCTTTAAAAGATATCATGCTGCTTTACCTGCTGATTTAATTGTTGATAATGGATCGCTTTGTGAATCAAACTTGTGCGCTTGTGAAGCAAACTTTTTACCATTATGGAAATAATGAACAGAACCACCACTTGATTTAACAGTAATATTCTTATGATCTTTCAGGATATGTTCATGATCATTTCCTGGATTTGCTGTATGATGTTGAACACCCTTAGCAGTTTGATATGTTGTGTGCTTCATAAATGTTGCTTTGCCAGCATTATGAGCAGGAGTATGTTTAGCTGCAAGAACATCACGGATATGATTAACTACGTGTTCATGTTCACCAGAATCTAATTTGTGCTGTAATTCAGCAGCATGGTGATGAGCAACTGCATGTAGCAACTTGCCATTTTCTTTTTTAACTTCTGCGTGTTTAGTAGGATTTGCTTTTGCCCATTCTTTACGAGCAACATCATTCTTACCTTCTAACTCTGGATGAGTAGCTTTGATTTTCTTTTGATGTTCTTTGAATAGACCATGTGCTTTGTCACCACTTGATTTCATACCAAGACTTGATGATGGAACATTCTTGCTAGATTTATCGCTTACCTTTAAACTTACGCCATGGTGAGTTTCTTTACCAGTCTTAGGATGTTTAGTAGTAATATAAACATCAGAAGAATCTTCTTTCTGTGTTGCTTTAACACCAGTTACTTTTTCCGTATCACCATGTTTCGAAGTCCAATGGACTGCATGAACTTTATGTCCTGGATGACTTGTTTGAATAGTTTTGTGAATATCTTTAGCAGCACTTTCGGCATTCTTACTAATTTTTTCGTAATCCTTAGGATGAATCTGTTTCTTCAAACGATCATGGGCTTGTTCAGGTGTTTCGCCTTCAGCATTCTCATGCTTAGACATATGTTTACCACCATTTAAATGTTTGCCAACTAGAAGTTCATGAAGAACACCTTTAGTGTTATTAGAAACACCACCCTCTTTAGAAGCATCATCTGCTGCTTCTGTTAGATTATCTTCGAAATAAATTTCTTCGTTTAAGAATGATTTAAAAGATTTCATTTACGCACCTTTAGCAAGTTAGATCTTGCGAACTCAGCACGATTCACAAGTTTAGAAGGTTCTGTCTTACCATTGTGTTCATGGTTAATAACAAATCCTTCTGGCTTAGATTCTTTACCTTCAATGTGGTGTTCATAATTACTATGACCACTTTCCAAAGACTTAACTAAAGAGTTCTTTGCAGCAGCCAAATGATTATGAGCAGTCAATACATTTTCGTAATGACCTTTATTCTTCTCAACGTGGGAAATTTCTTCATTACCTTTTTCACGTTTAGCATTTTGGGCTTTTTCTGTTTTAACACCAGCAACTTGTTTAGCGTGGTGCGCCTCAAGATGTGATTTAAAATCTTTTACGTTTGGAGTAGTGTTATTACGAACAGTTGAATTAATATATGTTGCTAGATGACCATGTTCACCACTGTGGGCTGGATGAATAGCATTATACATCTTGTCGCCATGAGTATCATGAACTGCTTTTGCTGCAGCCATATGTTTATGGAACTCATCTTGATTTGCTTGAGAATGATTTGCTTTACTAGTATCGTAACTTGCATCATGGTGGTGAACGTCAGGATGCTGACCAAACTCATGATGATTAACTTCATGGTGTGCAGACATTGACTGAATATCTTTACCATGGTATTGGGTATGAACAGCAACACCTACTTTTGATTTAGCTGCTTTCTTGGCTTCATCGCCAGAAGCAGTATAGGTAATTGTGTTTGGAGTAAAGGATGCTTTACCAGTTTTCTTATCATGTTTAACATCACCTTTCTCGCCACCAGAGTGCATAATATCACCTTGGTAAACTTTACCTTTTGGAGTAACTTTAGGTAGATGGTGTAAGGCTGCTTTTAGTTTTTCTGCTAGACCTGGAGCATGACCATGGTTCTTATCAATATCAGCATCAGTATGATTAATCTTTGGATCTTTGTTGAATGCAGATTTAGAAGCAACAAAGAACTTACCATTCTTAGGATGAGTTCCGAAAACTACAGCAGGAGAACCATCATACTTAGTGGTAAGGTTACTATTATTTTTACCAGCTTTCATATGCTCATGAGCATGCGTTAGTGCGCCATGAGCATGTTCAAATCCTTCATGGCCATGCATTAATGGACGATCTTCTGGATGAGTGATGTGCTTTAACTTAGCACCTTCAGCTTCTTCTTTTAAGTATGTTTGAAATGATTTCATATTATCCTATTTTCTTAGCAGAAACACGCAAGAACCAACCATGTTTCTGGTGGGTATCAATTCTATCAGCGATAAAATTACAAATACCCTGCTGTTTATTATCATTAGCAATAGTGAACACTTTATTTAGGCTACGAAGGACTTCTTCATTTGCTTCTATTAGTTTTGCAAGGATATCTGACAAAAGAACAACACGAGTAGTTTCTTCTTCTAGCGTTTTATATTTGTATAATTCATCAATACTAACTGGAGCATAATCATCTAACTTACGTAGTAATTCAGCAATTGGATCTACAGAGTTATACACATCTGTATAAATCTCTTCAAAGAATGTGTGATATTGAGTAAACTCTATACCCTCTACGTTCCAGTGAAACTGGTGCGTCTTATAATACATAACAGTAGCATTCGCCAGCAATACTTTAATTGCTGTTGTTAATTCATTCATTGAGTAACTCCAGTACTTGACATTGGATCAAAAGTAGTAGAAGTAAAATCTTGTGGGCATTGACCAGCATGTGTCATATTGCAAACAGGGCATGGTATTGCAGCCATATTATTTTTAACAGTAGACTTAAAAGATTTCAATTTCTTTTTCTCTGTTTTCTTTTCTACTAATTTAACATTCTGAATCCACTTGCTTACTAATTTGCCAGTTGATTCTTTTAATAATAGGTGATTAGAACCACGTTTAACAATTTCATATTGTTGACCATTTGATTCTACTTGCTCACCAATGTTAAAGATTTCTCCACGGAAATATTGCTCACGCAGGTCATCTTTAACTAATTTAATTTCTTCTTTGATTGGCTCAAGTCCTGAACCAACTCTTAAATCATTCATCAATCTACGAGAATCAATCTCACGAATTGCTGAAGGTAAATTCTTTTTAAACTCTTCGTATAAACCTTTAACTGCAAAATTGCGAGTTGAGTCATCAGAGTCTGGATCAATATCCATTGCTGAAATAACTGTAGCTTCCTTCAGAGATTTCTTCATGGAAGCTACTTTATCAGCACTAGTAACAATGATAACTTGACGATAGGTTTCTTTTAATTTAGCGACCATCTCGTTAAGATTATCGGAGTACGTAGAGAAGCTGGTGTTCGGAAACAACAGATTCAAATACTGTAACTTCTTTTCTACTATTAAGGGATTCTTTTTAGCGTCGCTTATATCGGACGCATAAATGGCGTAGCTGGCGTGTTTTTGCTCAGCTAAAGATTTGACTGCCTTGATTAAAAGTTCATGTCCGATAGTCGGAGGGTTAAACTTTGAACAGGCTAGAACTATCGTTTTACTCGGTAATTCTTTGATTAGTTGTCTATAATCTTTCATTTAATCCATCAATTAAGTAGTGTTATATGGTTATTTATAATACGTAATATGTTACCAAGGTTCCCCAGATAACTTTACAGAGGAAGCGATCTTCTCCGATTCGAATTTGAAACGGATCTTCATTATCTTCTTATCGCCAGCTTTAACTCCAATAGACTCATTACCTACGTTCTCTAGAGTTATTTTACTATTTCCGAGAGCACTAAGTTTATCATTCGCTGTAGGATCCATAACCACTGCACGATATGGTTCTTTATTTCCTTGGCCAGTTACTTTTATGTAAGGTGGTTTCATAATATCAGCATCCATCCAGTCTGTCAATAGATACTTTAATAACTCTGGCTGTTTCATTTTCTCTAGACGAACCATCAATTCATCTCTCATTGCAGCCAATATCTTTATACCTATTTCTTCGGTTTGTTTCTTAACACCTGGATTTGCTCGGATATATGTTTTACGAGTAGTGGCAGTTTCTGGTAATGAGAACTTCTTTACTGCTTGCTTTACTTGATTATTATATTCTTCGGATAAATGCAATCCTAGATTTCTATCGATAGTTCCAAGTCCTGGATTCTTAAAACCAATCTCTCCTTTACCTTGAGTGGCTTTAGCAGACAATCCTAGAAACCCATCAGCTGGTCCAGAAGTAAAACGAACTAAAATATCAGTTGGGTTTTTCTTTTGATCAACAGGATATCCAACAGCAGAGGACATTGAGTTTGGGCGAGCAGTCCACCAAACATTTCTAATTGGTAATCTATACCCACTATTCTTTGCCCAAACAATAAACTCTTTCGCCATGACCTTGGCTTTACCAATGGCGTCTTTTACTTCTTCTGGAGTTGCTTGTTTACTTCTTTGTTCAAACTGTAGTTTGGCTTCGTTGTCATACCACTTTTCTCCATTGAGAAAATAGCCAGTTTGAATTTCATTTATATCGGAAAGAATTGTGTTTGCAGTAGCCATAATAATCCCATGTTAACATAGGGTTATTTATGTCATGCGTTTATACTTGCGATCCCACTTAACTATCTGCTGCATTAACTTAGGAATGGCAGCATTGTTTTTAAAATCGTAATCGAAGGTCTTTAAAATGTAATGAAGAGTCTTTGAATCTCTATGCGTCTTACATCTGTTGAGTAAAGTTTCAACATCCATATTTGGACGTCTGGATTTAAAATCCATTAATACACAGTGAGCGTATGCTTGGATCTCATCAAACTCAGAGAGATATTTTCTCTCATCATTCTTTCTTTTACTAATCGCTTTTTTATATGGAACTACGTAGTGGCTCCATTGGTCATCACGTCTATCATATTGCATGTAGTGGATGATCTCATGCTGAAGACAGGTGATTAATCTAAACTTAAAATTATCCCAGCTGTTTTCAGTGAAGGGAAATGTATCAAAATAATCTGTAAAGATTATAAGACAACATTGGCGTTTCTCGATGTCGTATTCACCAGCGATACTGACACCTCGTTTATATCTTTTGGCTTTAGATGGTTCTTTGCGCCACTCTATTTTAGTGCGCCATTTCTTAACATAATTACCTAGTCCGACTGAATCGTTTCGGTAATTATCTAAGTCTTTCCATATTTTTGCTGGGATGAATTTAGCTCGGAATGGTACTGAATAGAAATTCAGTAATTCCATAAAGTCATAATTTGCGTTTTCTAGGTAATACATGATTCCTAGAAGATGCTTGCTTAACTAAACTGCTTCTCCAAAAATGCAAGAACCTTCCCCTGCTCCTCTAAGTTAGTGTTTACAAACTCAGTAATATATGGCATAAGTTCAAAATTAGACATCAAGTTACTATATTTAGTTTCTCTTCCACGTAGGAATTGCTCTGACTGGTCAGATCCACGCTCCTTATAGCGACTCTCTAAAATATCTTTTGGAGCCTTTAGGAATACGACTTCTAGTTGGGTATTTGGGAGACCCATACAGAACTCTAGGAATGATTGATTAAAAACCCGATCTCCCTCAAAAAGGATATTGCAGTTGTTAGAAGCAATCCATTCTTGTAGAGGTGGCTGAACTGCCATAGAAAGACGATCTGTTCCAGCAAAGGTTTCGCCCTCTTCATATTTACCAAGAATGTATAGATCACGTTCGGTATTATAGCTGGCATTAACAAGTTTGGCTGGAGCAACGTCAATCCATTGTTTATCTTCCATAAACTTACGGAACAAAGTAGTCTTTCCAGTTCCAGGAGAGCCACCAACTGCGATAATCTTTCTGGTCTTCATAGGGTTAGTAATCCTCTCAACATTAATGGTGTCAACTACACCAACATTTTCATTAAACGCCATTTCTAATATCCTCAATCATCTGATTCAGTTCTTCTTTGGTAAAAACCCAAACACGTCCACGAAATGAATGAGTATCAGTATTGATTTCATGTTTCTTCGTGAATGTCATTTTCTTAATGACTTCAATTGACGCCATCTTTGCTAGATTATCTTTAATGATACTGGTATAATCTACATTAGTCTCACGTAGTTTGATCATTTCAAATTCTTGAACACGATGTTCAACAACAAACTCATTCAATGAATATCTATCAAAGATTTCATCAGCACTGGTTCTAATTGAAATAGAACCAATTCCTGCGCCACTACTGGTAGTAATCGTACTACCTGCGCCACCAATTACAGTTCCACTGATTGCTCCAGTATTTGAAATTGAAACACTACCCATATTATCCATATCTTCGTAAATAGCACCAGTAAGCCCACCCAGTTGTCCTTTAGTAATAGCCATTAAAAATTCTCCAATCCAATTAAAACAGGTTCTTCATCATCAAACATCCATTCCAAGTTTTCTATTTTACCTGAATTCAGGAATGAAGAAAACTTTTCTTTATCGATTCCTCTTTTATGGTCAAGACGAAAGTCAATTGTTTCTTCTCTTGCTTGCCATAATACATCCCAATCAATACCATACCAGCCATCACCCTCAGCTTTGATAATCTCTTCAGCCTGACGATCTAGATAGTAACCAAGATATCTTCCATGATGCTCTCTAAAGATTTTCTTGAAAGAACATAGACAGGTTTCCATTGTAAAGAAATCTATTTGCGTTTCCAAATCTGGGAATCTATTTTTGGTTTCGGTAAGAATACTGGTGGCTTCTGACTCAAGAGTCGCATACTCGCCAGCAGTGAGTTTTCTATCCACATCGTTATGTCTGCCGAGGGCGCACAGAAGTCCATTACGATGAGAGCGAGAGCCATCATAATCATCCAGCATGAGACTAGTAGGGCTGATGCGAATACCAGCGGTATGCTTAAGATGCTGAAGATAAAACCAAGTGGAATAGCGACCAAACTTATGCAGCCCAGACTTAACGCTTTCCCACAAGTTATCAAAGTTTGCTTCCTCATTATCTCCATAAAATAGTTCCAACCTTTCTCGTTGAGTTTTATTACCAATGAATTGTTGATAAGAAGCAAACATGGCAGGTAGATGCCCTTTGTTCCACTTTGTATCAGTTTGGTAACGTAATCGTTTATAATTTGTTGCGTTCCATTGCGTAATTCTATCAACTGTTGCTAATTCATAATCAGGAAATTCATTCATCAATACCCACGCAGTTGGTAGTTGATAAGTGTTACCGTAAAGCCAAGCGAGCCAAAGACGTTGTTCATCATTATGCTCGTAACGCTTATTGAGATAATTCGTGCACCAAACAGCTGGGTCACAGTCGTCATACTTCAACGACCATGCGTACCAGCGGATGAACGCTTCTCTATTATTTTGTGGTTGTCGGTAATCCATTTAGTGTCGTAACAATCTGTTCTTTGAATGGGTCAGCAAAGAAAATATTAATTTTACTTTTGACCCCATGTTGTAATGTAGTGCGCAACTTTTCAACTGAATCTTTCGCTTCCGTTAAATATCCTGTTAATGATTTAAAGTGGATAACTAAATTTGCTTCATTAATACCGTTTTCAATAAAATTGTCTACAGCATAACCGATTGCGCCACCAAGTCCACCATTATTGATTCCATCTAGGGACTGAAAAATAACTTTGTGATCATTAAAGAGACTTGAATGGTACCATAGAGTTGCTAATCTAGCTGAAGTATAATCAATGAAATTCTTCTCAGAGGTTTCTCTGACTTTCATTTCCTTATCAATTTTAGCCAGATCAATACATTTACGAACAACATCAGAATTTAAATACATTCCGCCATCTTTAGTATTTTTACCACCATATTCATGTTTGGCTATTACTATAAATTCTGTAGAATCAATCTTATACTTAGAGAATTTTTTATGTAGTTGGCGAAGACTAATAACCAAGGTATCAATATCATTACCTGTTCGTTGTACTTCAACATGATTCATTAATCGACCAAAATAATCAATTAGATATTCATCACCATTAAACTCAGAGAAATCAATTTTAATAACTGGATAAGTATCCCAACCAGCTGTATGCGCTGCATTGATTCGATGGTTACCATCAATTAACATTATAATTTTACCATCTTTGACAACAACAATAACTGGTGTAATGTTATTTCTAGCGTAACCAAGATTTTTGAATGCTTTAATTAATTCAGACAACTTAGACTGAATTAATTTTACTGCACGTGCTTGACTATGGTCAACAATGTAAAGTTCGTTGACTGAAATTTCTTCAATAGGAAATTCTTTTGTTCCGCCAGTTTTCCAATTCTCAGAGGACTTTTTAACTTTATTCCAAAGAGCACGCATGCGTTTTGAATCAGTTTTGCTAACCTCATTAAGAAGATCAGTATTTGGATCTTCCCAAATATTATTTTCAATTAGATTGCAAAGACGTTTCTCAATATCAGGGTTGGGTTTAAAGGTTTTATCAATACCTGGTCCACCACCATTAGATCTATTGAAAAACTGAGTATTATTTTTAGCATCGTATTTACTTAAAAAGTAATATTCATAATTATACATTTCTTCTTTAGAACCGAATGTAATAGTCTTGAATTCTATCAACTGTTTTTTTATTGCATCTTTAAGGAATGGATTTTTGCTGGAAGTGCCATATTCACCATCTGTGATGTCACCATCATGTACACCGATATAACTTTGCAAAGTATTCTTATGTTTACCACAGTAGAGTGACCAATTTTTATCCATAATATAGCTCCAGTATCAATTATTCCAACTTATATTATACCCTATTTCGTAATTAAAGTAAAGCGATATTTGACTCAAAAACCCTCTAAATTGACCCCTATTTGGGTGTTTGCAAGGTCGTAGAGAGTCGTACAACCCCCCTTACCCTTACGGTTGACCGCTTTATTGATAGTCGTGTCGGAGAGGTCGTAGTCGCCCTCTAAAAAGGTATCTCCCCCTATTCTAAACACAGATAAGGAACATCCGCTCTTTTGGGCTCCCCAAAACTTAAACCCAAGACGCTCGTAAAAACCCACTGCAGGTTTCTCAGAAGATACCCTGAAGTAAGTTGCACCATTTGCTCTGGCTCGTTTTAAGGAATCCTCGCAGAGCAATCGAGCTGAACCTTTACCTCTATGTTTTGCAAATGTATGTAAGAGTTGAAGGTTTGCAACATGAGGTTTGGTTTTTGATATTGTGGTAATAATTGCAGCAGTTAATTCATTACCATCGAATGCGCCAATACAATAATCCCATTGGTCTTGCATATCTGCTTTCGCAACAAACGTCTTAGCAAAGTTATCTTCTTTGTCTGTAGTTATTGCTGCGATAAAATCAGCACGTGAACACTTAGACAACTTCAACGAATGTCCTAACTTTTTCGCCACGATCTTCAGGATGTTTTGTTTTCTCCCAGCCAATAAACTGATGGAGATCCCAAATCATTGGAGGGAATCTATAATTGTTATTTGAAATCAATTCAATAACACTTTGTCCATCATTTAATGCAGCATCAAGAAAGTCTTGAACAAATCTAAAGCAAGATTCAAGTTCAGTTCTATCCATTGTTCCACGGAATAATCTAAACTCTACAGTATCAATATGCTTCAATGCGTACATGTTAATAGCATAACGAAATGGACGACCCATTGATACGCCATCTTTGCCTGCAGCATGCATTTTAATAAATGAATCAAAGTCAGTTGCTAGATTAATAATATTATCTGCCATGTAATCTGGAAGAGTTCTCCCACCATCAAATTTCAAATACATCTTTGCGCCTTTGGCACCTTTCATTTGATTGTGCTCAAAGTAGCCGTATACGTTCTCAACTGTATCGTGTTGATTCTCTTTAATGTATTTGGTTAGACGCTTGAGCGAATCAATATCGTCACGTAACCCAGGGATGCGACAATGAATGTGAGTATGAGCAGTAGCCCCAACAGTAGGTGGTGATCCGATATCTGTAAAGAGTTTATTGAGTTCGAAATATCTATCAACTTGTTCTTCCCAAGTTCTAGTCGGTTTCGTATTGATCTCCCCACCGAATGGAGGATCGATACCAAGTGGGTCAGCGCAAACATATTTGTATGGTTCTCTTAGGTTAATAATATCTCGTTCTGAATATTCCCAAGAACCAAGATGTTCTGGAATTGAAAAAGAGCGAGGAACATCACCCCACTCTATCTCCATTCCGTAAGTAAATTTATCAGTTGGATATTTCTTCAGTCGCATAGTTTACCTTTTGTAAATCTGGTTTGTTAGTCTTAACAAGATTAACATTCATTGTCATATTTGAATCAAACGTGAGGTAAGTATTCATTGGCACTTCAACTGCTGGCATTCTAATACCTGCACGTTTAGGAATATCTGCAGTAGAAGTAATTATAACTCCATTTACTAAAGAAGTCAAATATAATGGACGTTTACCATTTCTAAAAACAGTAAGTTCTTTTTTTAGTGACAACTCACAAACTGCCATAGATGCATCTGGATATTCACCAAGAGCATTATCAGAATGTAAAACTAATTCAGAGTCATTCTTTGTTTCACAAGTATAGTGAAATATCTTACTCCAGTTCTCTGGAAGTTCTTGGGTAATAACCCCATTGTGAACAATAGAATGAGTCTCGCTCGCTATCGGCTGGTTATACAATAAATCGCTAGTGCTATATCTACAATGACCAATAAGGTAAAGATTCCCATCATCATTAACCATCTCCTCTAAATTATCTAAATGAACAAACCTATCCGCAGGAACTGGCTCTTTGAAGGTAATTACTTTGTCATCTTTCAAATAAGATAATCCTGTTGCGTGCATTCCTCGAATCTTTGACTCAAGAAATACTTTACGGATAGATTCAAAATCCTTGGAAGTAGGATTCTGAATCAAAGCACCAATAACGCTACACATTAAAAGAATTCCTCAAGTGAAGAAGCATTGGCTTCTGGATGATATTTAAGAAGTTCTTCACGACCAAGTTTCTGCTCGCAATAATCATACCATTCTTGACTAGTCCACATAGATTCTGATACACCATTCCAAAGTTTTTGCCACATTGGATGCTCGTGATTACGTCTACGATGTTCAACAAAATTATAACGACAGTCTTCATATTCAAATGAACCAAGTTCTAACATCTTCTCACGGAAATAACATACCAATGATACACGCTCAGAACCTTCTTCACATTTGATCTCAGTATTACCATGCATAACTTCATGATTGTTAATCAATAACAAATCTCCAGGTCTTACATTTACAGCAACACGATATTCAGGCGCAATCAAATATCCACCAGTATATCTACCATCATTTGATAGTGTTAGTAGATTAGATAGTCCTTCATTTAAATCACCTGCATCGTAATGTGCAGCAGTTCTAAATGTTTTATTAACAGTGATAGTTGTAAATGGAGTTCCAGGAACAAGGAATCTTGGATCTAGTTTTGATGCAGCTTCCATTTGATTATTAAAACGCCATGGCAATAAATCTTTGAAACCTTTGGCAAGATTCTGTAGGAATGGGTATGACATTTGAAACTTATCAAAGTTGTCACGTGTATAAGAAGTAGCACGACCATAAGGAATACGTGGATAACGATCAAACCAACCAGCGATACCAGAGTTTACTGCAGTTCCATAGGTAGTTGTGCTGACCATCTTTAAAACTTCTTCAGTAGCAGTTGCTCTTTCTTGACGACTCATTCCTTTGATTGAATCAAGCCACGCTTCAAAATCAAACTTACCACGGAAACGAGAGATTACCCATACGTTATTCTTTCCAGAACCACCAGCCATCTTCTTATCTACTTCACGTGGATATTTCGCACGAATAGAATCAATAACGTCTTCATCATCAAGAGATGAATTACGATTCTTGATCAACTGCTCCATCATTTCTTGTTGATAATTTGTGACCCATTCACGTCCTTCGGAGGTGGCAACAATGCCATCTTTGATACCAGAAGCAAGTCCGCGATTCTCTGTGCGAATAGCTGCTTCTCTAAGTCCTGCATATGCTGCATCTTGTTGTTCTTTACTAAAATAGTTTTTACGAAACTTTAATACGATTCGTTTCTCTGAAATTGGATCTTCACCCAATTGTGCTGGCATGTAAACATCACAATCTTCTTCAATAAGAAAATCATAATGAGATTCATCAACAAATTTACCCAGCAAATCTGAGCAATCAATTTTCTTTTCAGCTACAATTACTTTTACCATATCATTCTCCTAAAACTTAAACCCACTGAATGCTTCTGCTTTTTGTCGTTTACCAAATTCGCTCTTATCAAACATAGGAACATCATCTTGGACTTGTCCAGAATCAGATAATCCTACTTGAGCAGACGCTTCAACATCATATAACTTCATCTTTGCTCTATCAACCCCAATAACAAATCTCTTATAAAATCCAGGATCGTTATATCGATTCTTCAATTGTTTAACAATAATTTGATTCAATTGTTCAAGTTCTTCATTCGAAACTAACGCAAACATCAAGTCAGCAGTGGCAGGTAATCCAAACGATTCAGAAGTATCTTCCAAACCTGGATCGCTATTTGTGAATCCGCTTCGAGTTGTTTGTGTGGCTGAAACAATTGGAACATTATATTCAACAGCCAAACCTCGTAACTCTTCAGCGATACTCTTAATATATGTATAAGAGTTAATACTTCCACCTTGCTTCATACGCTGACTTGCGCAAATATTCAGATAGTCAATAAAGATAATGTCAGGAAGAAACTCTCGTTTCATTTTCAACTCTTCAAGTAATGCTCTAAAGTGACCAGCATGTGCACCTGCAGTTGGATATTCTTTCACGATTAACTTACCCTGAGTTTTACCAGAGATTTTATTAATACGATTATCAAAGATATCTTTATCAATAACTTTTAATTCATCCATGGTAAGGTTCAACAAGTTCGCATCAATACGTTCAGCGATACGTTCCTCAGCCATTTCCATAGTAATATAAAGAACATTCTTACCAGCAGTCAATACCCCTGCTGCAACGTGACACATAAACAAAGACTTACCAACGCCAGTACCAGCCAAAACAATGTTCAATGTTTTCTTTGATAGACCACCTTTGGTAATCTTGTTGAACATGTCTAAGTCGAAAGGAATCTTTTCCTCAATTCTATGATAAAATTCATATCTCGCATCGGAGTCTTCGATATAATCATGACCAACGTGATTATCGAAAGAGATGGCAAGAGCATCAGAAAGGATAGAAGGAATGGCATCTTTGGTGTTGACTTTATCTCCGCCATCAATGATTCGGATCGAGTGTAGAATTGCATTATAGACTGCCTTATCTTTACAGAACTTCTCAGTTTGCTCCAACATCCATGATTCATTAACTTCCTCATGAGTCATAGTATCTACATAACTATTAATCTCAGAAAGTTCTTTGTCATTAATATCAGTTCGGTTTCCTACCTCAATTGATAGAATTTCTTTAGTCAGTGGTTTATTATACTTCGTAAAGAAATCTAAAATAATTTTGGCAAGGATTGCTTCTTTTCTTTCTGAAAAGTAATCTGTGTTAATGAATGGGATTACCTTACGACAATACTGCTCATCATATACAAGATTACTCAGAATCTTCGTTTCTATTCTCATCAATTCCGCCAGTGTAAGTAATATTATTTCTTTGGAGTTCGTCCATCATTATAAATTGCAAAAGTTCACCAATATAGAATTCAAATTCTTCTTTATTATACTCTATATGATTTTCATGGACTTCATACTCGAAGTTAAGTTTGCAGGTATCATCTTCCTGTGGTTCAAACTTAACTTTCCCGTAAGAATATATTATACCTCGAAATGGTCCAGAAGTCAACTTTATTGCGTCATGACCTGTCTTGCGATTCTCAACTAGAACAAAGGGTGGTTGTGCAAGAGTTTCACTCATCGAATTCTAATGCCTCAAGTGCTTCATCAAGGTCATCACGCATCATTACTTCGCCCTGACCAATTGAATATTTGTTCTTGATAAAATCATAAAATGATTTACTTGTAAGGATTGACATCCAAAAATCTTTTGAGTCAGTATCTTTAATACGATACTTCTTATCTTCTACTTCGCCAGATTCCTTGTCCACTTTTGAGTACCAACCATTAGATGGTTTAATAACATGCCCTGACTCCAAAGCAACGTCAAGTAAACCAGACCACTTGCTAAGACCACCTTCAAAAGTAACGCTAACAGGAATTTTGGATTTTTCTTTGACATAACGACTTTTCTCTACGTTAATAATAAAGTTGTAACCAACAATCTCTGTGCCCTCTTTCTCTTGTTGACGACCAAGGATATAGACATTGTCTGCTGAATACATTGCGCCAGTACCACCACCAACGATGGCTTTCGGGAACAAACCGATCTCCATGTAAGTATGATTTACAACAACCAAAGGAATATCTTTCAAGTTCAAGTGTGGTGTTACCATACGGAACAAAGACTTCATTTGTTTTGCTCGAGTCATATCAGCTGCAGACTTACCTTCCAATGCATCTTCAACTTCTTTCTTAGAAGCCAAGTTACCAATAGAGTCAATAACAATAATCAAATGATCACCACGCTCTACGTTTTGTAGTTGTTGCATGATGTCAAACTTCAATTGTTCTACATCGGTAAGGGGAGTGTGCACAACACGTGACGTGTCGATTCCGAAAGTATCAAAGTAAGACTGAGGAGTACCGAACTCAGAATCATAAAAAAGTAAAGCAGCATCTGGGTATTTGTCCAAGTAAGATTTTGCCATCAATAGACTGAAAGCAGTTTTAAAATGTTTAGATGGACCAGCCCACATAGTAATACCTGGAGTTAATCCACCATCAAGGCGACCTGATAAGGCTACGTTGATAATAGGAACAGAAGTAGGAATCATATCCTTCTTCTTAAAGAACT